GTAAATTTGTAATTGAAAACAAGTTGTTATATCCAGAAGGTTGTGCTATTAAATACATAATCAGACATCAAGATAAAAACGGCAAAGAAGATTTATTAAAAGCCATTCACTTTATCGAGATGATAATTGAAAGGGATTATAAGTGAGAAGCATGCAAACACCTCTGTTCACACCAGAGACGGAATGGGTTATGCCAGAAGAATTAAAAGATCTTACTGGCGCAAAACAAATAGCAATAGATTTAGAAACAAACGATCCAGGACTGAAAGAGCTAGGCTCTGGTAATGTCACCGGAAAAGGCCACATTGCTGGCGTTGCGGTGGCCGTAGAGGGCTGGTCAGGGTATTTTCCTATAGGACACGAGTCAAACGGCAATATGGACAAAAAACTGGTGTTTTCGTGGCTCCAGGACATGTTTAATCAACCTGATACAACATTTATATTTCATAATGCCATGTATGATATCTGTTGGTTAAGGACAGAAGGTCTAACAGTTTATGGTAAAATAGTTGACACTATGATTGCAGCGTCTTTGATTGATGAGAATAGATTATCTTATCAATTAAATACGTTGTCTAAACATTACATAGGTTTGGGTAAAGACGAAAGTGTTTTAAATGCGGCAGCAAAAGAATATGGTGTTGATCCTAAAAAAGATTTGTGGAGATTACCTGCGATGTTTGTTGGTCAATATGCAGAACGAGATGCGGAGTCTACATTAAAACTTTGGCAAAAATTAGAAACAGAATTATATCAACAAGAACTTTGGGATGTGTTTAATTTAGAAACACAATTGTTCCCATGTTTAGTTGACATGAGATTTAAAGGTGTGAGAGTTGACCTTGATAAAGCAGATAAAATAAAAAAACATTTGATTGGTAGAGAACAAAAAATATTACACAAAATCAAAGGTTTAACAGGTGTTGATGTAGAAATTATGGCGGCACGTAGTATTGCAAAAGCATTTGATAAATTAAATTTACCGTATGATAGAACTGCAAAAAGTAAAGAACCAAGTTTTACAAAAAACTTTTTACAAAATCATCCACATGAATTACCAAAAGCAATTGCTGAAGCAAGAGAACTTAACAAAGCTCACAGCACTTTTATAGATTCAATAACTAAACACTCAGTTAACGGAAGAATACATGCAGACATAAACCAAATTAGATCTGATGCAGGTGGTACAGTGACAGGTAGATTTTCAATGTCTAATCCAAATCTACAACAGATACCAGCGAGGCATCCAGAACTTGGACCAATGATTAGATCTATATTTATTCCAGAGGGCAATCACAAGTGGGGATCATTTGATTACTCACAACAAGAACCTAGAATATTAGTGCACTATGCAAAACTACAAAACTTAACTGGTGTAGATGAAATTGTAGATGCATACAATGCAGGTGATGCAGACTTTCACCAAGTTGTTGCAGACATGGCAGGTATCGAACGTAAACAAGCCAAAACAATTAATCTTGGTTTGATGTATGGTATGGGTAAAAATAAATTAATGGCTGAGTTAGGATTAATGAAAGAATCTGCAGAAAAATTAATTAGACAATATCACAGCAGAGCTCCATTCGTAAAACAATTAATGGATAATGTATCTCGTAAAGCAAATGATCGTGGTAAAATTAGAACTTTGCTTGGTAGAGCGTGTCATTTCGATCTTTGGCAACCGGTGCAATTTGGTGTATTTAAACCTTTACCGTTAGAGCAGGCGAGAAAAGAATATGATGAGCCTTTGAAACGTGCATTTACGTACAAAGCTTTAAATAAATTAATACAAGGAAGTGCTGCAGATATGACTAAAAAAAGTATGGTAGCTTTATATGAAAATGGTATAATACCACACATACAGATTCATGATGAAGTAGATATTTCTATTGAATCTGACAAACAAGCAGAGGATATAATTGAAATTATGGAATCAGCCGTAGAATTAAAGGTGCCAAATAAAGTAGATTATGAGTCTGGTAGTAATTGGGGTGATATAAAATAATGGCTACGTATTTAAACGCAGACATACCACCCATTTATTGCAACGTACGGAAGGAGTATTTGTATGATCTTAAAGAACATAAAGGAGAAAGTTTTGAGTGCGTGGTATTCGGTATCACATCGATATCCGGCATGGCTATCTTATTTAACATCATGCTCACAAATGGTGCGTGTTATTGGAGATTGCCTATCTCAGCGTTTTTCCAAAAATCTTATGATAGAGCCAAAGTGCCCGATATGTCGGTTGACGAGTTGGAACTGTGGAACTGTTTTAGTTATTATCCCAGCGTGCATCATTACAGCTATCTTTGTAATCAACGTGGTAAGTTTTTAGGGAAAGATAAAAAATTTTATAAAGGTGAATATTTATTTACAATTGACTGGGCTCACCCAGATAGTAACATCCTGGACACTGACCATTCTGAGATACCTCAAGAACATAAGTGTGCACATATACTGGAACTTGATAACGGTAATTTTGCAGCTCAGCCTAATAATCGTATTCTTTGGAACTTGTCTCACTATACTACTGATAACTTTTGGCCTGACTTTAAAGTCCAAAATACTTACTGGACTGTCGAAAACAAGGACTGGGTTACAGAAGATACTGACAAGATGTTCTACCAAATAGAAGACAAAGAAGATTGATTTATCTACCATAAGAATATAAAGTACCTGGTTATGACAATAGAGGTAGCCAGGAATGAATTACTATTTTACAGGGACATTAATTATATTACTTGTTCTGATGGCTCTCTTTATGGAACCAGGGTACATACCTAGATGAGCAAGAAACCACTAACTATATCTGAATCCGCTGCCGTGCAGATGCCGATGAAGACGGTTGCTAGTCTCATCATAATCGTTGCACTTGGCACGATGGGCTACTTTCAAATTGTTGAGAGATTAAATATAGCTGACACTAGACTTCAGTTAATGGAAAAGGACCTGGAAGAAAATACAGAATTTAGAATCAAATGGCCACGGGGCCAACTTGGAGCGTTGCCCGCGGATTCTGAGCAGTTCATGATGATCGAAGATCTTTATAAGACTACCGACAAATTAAACTCACACATAGAATCAATGGCATTGAACAAAGTTAATATAGAATTTTTAAGAAAACAAATGGATAAAGTTTTAGTAGACATCGAAAAATTAAAAGATGCAAATCGTGAAATGAAATACACAAACGGGAGCTCACAATGATAGAGTCTGTGGTAGCCCTACTTATGTTTGTCAACGCCGAGATCAAGGAGGCACGTTTGCAAAGCTCAATGGCCGAATGCCTTCGCGGTAAGAGGCACGCGGAGCGTCAATACTCAGAGTCTGTTATGTACAAATGTTGGAAAGGTAAAGCAGAATTAGAGGACAATATTGATGGTAGCAAGAGTATTAAGAAATTGATAATAGATTAAGATGTCGAAATTTTTTAAATTTAAAGCTGAAGTGGTAACAGGCACATGTCCTACCTGTGAGGAACTAACTATGTTGGTTGGTATATCAAAAGAATTTTACAGATGTATGTCATGTGGAGCTGACCTAGAGCAGCATGTAAATGGTAAAATAAGTTACATACCTGCATTAACTAAAGATACTTTAAAATCTAAAGTAGATAATTATTTCGGCGATGGCGAAGAAATTTAAAGACCACGTAGCTCACGAACCTGTCTTTCACAAGACTTCGATTGGACGTAATCCAAGCAAAGCAAAAATGAACAAGTCGCGTCGACGCAGTTTCAAAAAATACCGTGGCCAGGGGCGCGGATGATGTTAAGATTCTATTTGTGGTTAATGGGGTGGTCCGGCACATTGAGTGCATGGGCCTGGCGTAAACATGTAAAAATTTTAAGGAAAAAAAGATGGAAATAGCATTAATAATATATATGTGCTCAGCAATACAAAATACTTGTTTAGATCCATACATATGGCCAGAAACATTTTATGATAATTATGGTTGTATGATTCAAGGCTACAAAGAAAGTGAAAAAAAAATAGCAGAAATAGGGCGAAAAGAAGTAAACAAATATGACCTATATATTAAATTTAATTGTCAAGAATTTAAGGTAATAATACCACCACCTAAACCTAAAGTTCAATCTAAAGTTGTAATATAACTGTCTGTCCGTCCCAAGAAAGGGACGAACAAACAAAAGGTGTGAGAAGAGAATTAATCTTTACACTAAAAAAATATCCTTGACAAGACTTGTTTTTGTATTGTAAATTCCCATATATGAGAAGTAAAAAAATAAGAAAGGAAACAAATGGCAGACCCAAATAAATATAAATCTCTATCAGTTAAAAGAGAAGACTGGGTAGAGTTAGGTGTACTGGC